CGCAAGTTTGACGAAAAGTGGACGACGTCGCAAATTACTGTAGGTGGGTGCACACTCGTAGCCAAGTCGAGAGGGCAGAAAATACGTGGTGCCAAGTTTGGTAACGAGCGTATCGGTTTAATTATCGGCGACGACATCGAGGACGTCGACGACGCGTCGACTGCAGAAAAGCGACGCAAAACGAGGCAGTGGTTTTTTACCGAGGTGCTACCTGCTACTAAACAGGGGTCGCTCGGTAAAAACGTAAAGGTTGTGCTAATCGGCAACCTAGTTAACCGCGACTGCCTGCTAAAATATATGCAACGCAGCGACATTGTAGAAGTTATCGAGATACCACTACTACACAAGACCGGCAAACTAAAAGGTAAACCGACGTGGGCTGCACAGTACCCAAACCAAGCTGCAGTAGACGCCGAAAAGAATAAAGTAATGATTGCCGGCGAGGGTATGGGTGCTGTTATATGGGGGCGAGAGTATTTACTAGAAGAGGTAGAAGAGGACGACCTAATGATTAAACTAACCGACATACAGTACTACGACGACGAGTGGCTACAGCGGGCGCCTATACGGGCGGGCGTGGGTCTTGACCCTGCTATTAGTGAAAAAGAAACCGCCGACTATACTGCAATGACTAAAGCGGTAGAGGTTAACAATGACGAGGGCGAGCCAAAACTTTTAATAATGAAAAACCACGTAAAGGCTCGGTTATCATTTACTGCCACCCTAGCCAAGGCACAAGAGGTTAAAAACATAATGCCTAACGGGCACAAGTGGTACGTCGAGAGTAACCAGTACCAGCAGGCACTAGTCGAGGCGCTGCAAAAGAGTGGGTTTTTAGTAGAGGGTATGCGTAGTGTTAAAGACAAACGCGCTCGACTAATGGAAGCTAGCCAGTACATAAAAAGCGGTCGGGTGCTATTCCCTAGAGAGGGCGCCGAGAGTTTAATAAACAATATTGTCGGGTTTGGGTTTGAGGCACACGACGACGAGTGCGACAGTGCGGTAAACGTAATAAACGGTATGTGTAAAAGTGGTGGTGGCGTTTTGTTTGGCTAGACCATATTGTCGACGCCGACATAATGGTTGTTAACAAAACTGTGTATAACCCTTGCATTATGTGTACACTAGTGTATACTGTGTACACTAACCAAGTAACAAACATATATGCAAACAGCAACACTAAAACGAGGTAGCAAAATTGCCCGAGTAACCCAAACAGCAATAGACCAGTACAAAGTAGTAGTCGCCCTAGTGTCGGACATATCAGAATATGGCGACGTACAAATCGCTCGAAACTTTAAGACTGCCAAGGGTGCACTAAACTTTGCTACTAAAGAATTATCCTAGAACTATAGAGAGTGTCGTAGTAAAGCAATAAACACAAATAGCCTCGCTCGGGGCTTTTTTGTATTGTACAATGCTATAATTAGCGTATGCAAAATCTAGTAAAATACCTAGCACAAAAAACTCGCCAAGTGCTAGGGCGCGTAAAGAGTATCGAGCTGCAGGGGTTTAACGTAGCAGGTGGGCTAGAAAACTTTTTTGACAGCAATAACCTAGCGACCTACAAACAAAGTCTCTACGTCTATATCGGTGTGAGTATGATTGCCCGAGCAGTCGCTAAAATACCGTTTGACTACTACCGAGTTATAAACACAGCCGGCGAAGTCGAAGAGGTTTACGACCACGAGATTATCGACATTATGGACACACCGACTAGCTACCTAACTCGTAAAGAGTTTATCGAGCTATCGGCAATGTTTTATTTATTGAGTGGCGACGTGTTTTGGTACTTCGAGCGTGCCGGTGCCACAGGTAAAGGCAAGATACTCGCAGTACACCCACTAACGCCAGACAAGGTCGAGGTCGTTTTAAATAGTGATAAAGACACAGTACTCGCCTACCACTACCGTACGACCCGTGGTACGGCAATTCTCGCGCCAGAAAACGTGGTACACACCAAGTCTGTAGACCCAACTAACATTATTCGAGGGTTTGGTATTATCACGCCGGCAAAAACTCGTATTAGTACCGAGGCAGACGCCACAGCGTACCAGAGCAACTTTTTCAAAAACCAAGGTCGACCCGACGTGGCTGTATTCGTAGACCAAGATTTAAACCAAGAGCAAATAGACGACGGGCGTACCAAGTGGCAAGAGGTATACGGTCGTGGTAACGGTGGGCAGGCTGGCTTTTTTGGCAAGAACGTAAAAGAGGTAAAAATGCTAAACGCTACACCGCGCGAAATGGACTATATACAAACGCAGAGTTTCTTACGCGACGACATTTTAGCTACGCTGCATATACCCAAAGCAATGATAACAAGCGACGACGTAAACCTCGCTAACAGCAAGACAGCACGTATAAACTATATGCAAGAGGCAGTACTGCCAGTGCTCGACGCCTTTAAAGACGCAATAAATAACAGACTGCTGCCACGTATCGACGACACGCTGTTTGTCGGTTATGTAGACCCGACGCCAGAGGACAGAGACATAAAGCTAGCAGAAAACCGAGGACTAAAAGAGGCTGGCATTATTACTGCTAATGAGGCACGAGCTAACTACGGGTACACCGAGGTAGACGGCGCCGACGAGCTAGTAGCTGCACGTAACCCACTTGCCGGACTGGTAACAGAGGGGCGGGCTATTCTAAAGTCTCGACCGCGACTACGTAAATTACTCGACACCCAAGAAAAAGTAGAGCGTATGATTAAAAGCATTGTCTCTAATAAAACCAAGTTTAAAGGTACCGAGATACTGCAGACACGAGAGCAGCAGCAGGCATACGCCAAAGCTGTTAACAAGAGCGTAGACGCTAAAGCTGCTGGTATTGCTGTAGTCGTAGGCAAGTACTACGAGGGGCTAGCAGAGCGCGTACTAGCGTCGGGTAACACCGAGGCAGGTTTTAGTACTACTGGCTTTATGGATAAGACAGCCGAGCAAATCGAGATTAAAAACACGATTGTACCGGCACTAGAGCGCGTACTGCAAAAGGCAGGGCAAGAGGCGTTAGACCTTATTTTTGTCGGGCAAAAGAGTGTAGGCGAAGAGTTTAAACTAACCGACGCATTGCTCGCTCGATACGCAGACCGCTACATATTTTTCGCTAACTCGATAACAGACACTAACTTCGAGATTGTTAAAGGTACGATTATGACAGGGCTAGCAGCCGGCGACAGCCCAGACGTTATCGGTAGAGCGTTGCGAGATATGTTTACCGAAATGGCAGTAACTAGAGGCAAGACTATTGCACGTACCGAGACAGCGTTTGCGCAGAGTATCGCTACTAACGAGGCATACGCGCAGTCTAACGTCGTTACAGGTAAAAGGTGGATAACAGTAGGCGACCTACAGGTACGAGCCAGCCACGCAGCAAACGAGGGCGCAGGTGTGGTAGGTAAAGGCGACGCGTTCCCTAGTGGCGAGAGCTACCCAGCGCAGCATAGTATAAATTGCCGTTGCGTTTTGGCACCGGCTATAGGGTTGCAATAATTAACAGCACTGCACTTTACAAAACGGTTTACGTGTAGAAGTAGGGTATAATATAATCATATGAAGTTAACGAAAGCACAAATTGCAGAGCGACGCACAAAGGCAGCCGAAATGGTTAACACCACGGTTAAAATCGACATCGCCCAAAAAGCTATTTCGATAAATAAAGAAGAGCATACTGCAATTTTTGTTATGTCTACTACAGACATCGACCGGCACGGCGACATCGTAGACCAAGAGAGCTGGCTGCTCGACTACTTCGAGACTAACCCGTCGTTTTACTTCCAGCACGAAAGCTGGGACTTCCCGTTAGGTAGGTGGCTACGTGTATGGCTAGAGGACGACCCAAACAATGCCGGCGAAAAGCGACTAGTAGGCGAGGCGAAGTTTAGCGTAGAGATTGACGAGCGAGCTAACCGAGCGTGGCTACACGTACAAGAGGGTAACCTAAACTGCGTTAGTGTTGGGTTTATGCCACACGAGGTAGACTACGACGAAAAGCGAGATTGCTTTATCTTGCGCCAGTGTGAGTTACTAGAGTGCTCGCTAGTGGGTACACCTAGTAACAGGCAGGCACTAATTAAAGACGCCAAGAGTGCTATAGTAAAGGTAGCAGAGGCGGTCGAGAGTGAGGCGAAACTAAACCCTATCGCGCACAAGGCAGCCCGCAGAGCTAGAGCTGCACACCTACTACGAAAAGCAGCCCGAGCGTACAGCGACAACTAAATATTTAAAAGCGCCTTATATAATTTTACCCCTGCAATGGGTAGGCAGTAGTTTACAAAGTTAACCTAATTTTATGTTTAAATATTTTATTACGGTGGACGGTATTAAGTACTACTGCGACAAGGCAGGCGAACTTGCACTAAAAGACGGTGCACCGCAAGAGGTACCAGAAACCGACACCGAGGCAGAAGAGGTAGACCAAGAGGCAGAGGCGCAAGAGGCTGTTAAAGCTATCATTGCTGCAGCTATGAAAGCAGGCGAAACCGACGTAGCCAAGGTGGTTGCAGAGGCTAAAGCTGCTATCGCAGACGTATTTAAGTCTATTACTGTTAGCGCAAGCGAGAGTAAAAGCAAGATTGTCGACCTAGTGAACAGTAAAAATGTAACGCTAGACGTCGAGGCTGTTAAAAAGGGTATTACTGCCCTAGCCGGTGGTAACTCGAAAGCGTTTGCGTTTGAGCTAAACACCAAAGCCGACCTAGACGCACTACGAAAGTCGACTAGTACAGGCGACTTTACTGGCGACGTTGTAGAGCCAACGCGAGACAGTGAGGTAACGCGTGACCCAGTACGACAGCCGTTTATCGAAACTATTGCGAGCACTACCGAGGTAGGTGCAGTAGGTTTGGTTTACGTAGAAGTCGTAACCGAAACTGGTAACCCTGCTACAACTGCAGAGCTAGCAGCTATGCCAGAAAAAGACTTCGAGTACGAGGCGTTTACTGCACCACTAAAAAAGGTTGCGGTAATGAACAAGCACAGTGTCGAGCTATTGAACGACGCACCACAGCTTGCTAGTGAAATCCAAGGTATGCTAACCGAGGACTTGAACGTCGAAGTAGACGCGCAGCTATTGAACGGGGACGGGTCGGGGCAAAACCTAACAGGTATTTTGTCACGAGCTACAGAGGTAGACGCTGCTGCTATCGGTACGCAAGTACTTGCAGACGCTAACCACTTCGACGTATTGCGTATTGCAATGACAAAAATTGCTAGTGGTGGTAAAGGGCGGTTTGTGCCAACGCACATTTTGCTAAACCCAGTAGACACCGAAACTATCGACCTAACCAAGGACACCCAAGGGCGATACGTTATGCCTAGTTTTGCAGCAGCAGACGGTACACGTATTAAAGGGGCGTTAGTTATCGAAAACGTAGGGGTACCAGAGGGCGAGTTTATCGTCGGGGACTTCCGAAAGCTACGAGTAGGTCGCCAAGGTGGTGTACGAGTAGAAATGACTAACAGTGACGGTACAGACTTTGGTAAAGACATTATGTCTATCAAGGTGGTACGACGTATCTGTAGTTACGTGCGAACTAACCACAGTGCAGCGTTTCAGACAGGGGACTTTGCAGCTATTAAGACAGCGCTAGCAAGCTAGCCAACTTTGGTAGGCAGTTAGTGGGGCTTTACAGCCCTACTATACTGCCCGCCATAGCTAATAAACTTTGTTATGAAAACACCAAAACTAGAAGTAGGTAAAACCTACAAAAACAAGTACGGGCAATTTACTAAAGTTACCGAGGTAAAAGACGGGTTTGTATACTTTAGTGGGTGGCACGTAAAAGAGAGCGAGGCAGCCAAACGACTAAACGCTAACGGGCACCAACCGTTAAACGTACGGGCGTTTGGTCGACTACTCGACGGCAAGGCTGCACCGGCAGCAGCATCGACTACTAACGGTAATGGCGTTAGTAATGAGCGTCTAGCGTTGCTAGAGCAAGCCTGCGAGCTACACGCCCAAAAGACCGGCGAAGACGCGCCAGTGTCTATGTGGGACGGTGTGAGCGACGAGGATATTACTGCTCGTATCGAAGAGCTAGAGGCAATGGACGACGCAGAGCCACAGGTGCAAGCGTCGGACGTTGTAAAGGCATATGCAGCCGAAAATAATATTGACCTAGCAACTGTAACGGGTACAGGGGCTAACGGCAACATCATTAAAAAAGACGTAGAGGCAGCTATTGCAGCGAAAGCTAAATAGTCTCGCACGTTTGTAGGCGGGTCGAGGCGGTGGGAGACCTCGACCAACCTATCAAACTTACGAGTTTGGCGTTACAAAATTAAACATTTAAACTATGAGTGCAGTTACACAAATTAGCGAGTACAACGGTGCTGGCGAAACCAAGAGCGCAGACGTTGCTAACCTAAACTTTGGGTCGGTCGACGCCAGCGAGTTAGTAGTAAACGACAACCCTATAAACGTAGGCGAAAACAGTTTCGAGAAAAAGTTTACGCTCGAAGTTACCGACATAAACGACGTTACTATCGTACGTAATATTAAAATATGGCGAAACGGTGCACTCGGTGCCAACGCGTCGCTAAAGACTAGTGCACGAGAGGCTAGTTACGCAGAGCCAACATATAGCGCACCTACAGCAGCAGCTAGTGCCTTTACACAGGATATGCCAGCAGCAGAGCCTACAGGGGCTAACGTGGGTATTGGTGGTAGTCTTACTGGCGAGCTAACAGCAGCCGGCGAGACAGAC